CCTACAGACAATGCTGCAAATGTTGGAGATGCTGCTGAGTGAATGTCTTGTGGAGTAGATAGTGTAACTGATCCAGTTGCAGCAGATACTGATACCTGATTTGTTGTTCCAGTAAGTCCTGTTACACCAGAGTTAGAAATTGCACCAGTTGTGTCGTTGTATGAAAGACCAGTTCCTAGTGTAGTTCCAACTGCATCTTGTGCACGCTCATCAGTAAAGTACTTATTTGTAGAGCCTTCTGAAATATCATCAGAACCTAATGTGCGAGTTCCACCAAGTGATACTGAAGTACCGTTGATTGTAATTGCAGAATTAGTAAGTGATGAATTAGCGATGTTTGAAAGTGTATTTGCTGAACCACTAATTGACTTGTTTGTAAGTGTCTGAGAAGTAGAAAGATCTGCTGTGATGGTTGTATTAATGCTAAATGAGTTACCAGTTAGTGTTAAACCATTACCTGCAAGGAATGTTCCAGCACCTGAGAACTGTGTAAATGCGATTGCATCTGTTCCAATTGTTGCTGGCTTATTTGTTTGTACCCATCCAGTGCTTCCGTTTGCTGTACCTGAATATACGAAGATGAAGTCACCGCCATCAACTTCTTGTGCAGTGTCAAAATCAGTTGCACGAGTTGGTTGACCAGATGCTGCCACTACGTAGATACCGTTTTCAGATTGTGTTGTCTGATTCTTAACAAGAATACGGTTGCCAGTTGCAAGAGTAATTCCATCAAGAACATCTCCATTTTCAAGAGCATTTGCAAGGTTAACATTTGCAGTTGTTGCTGCTACTGCAGCCTCATGAATGTGAAGACCTTCTGTTACTGAGTCTACGTAAGCCTTTGTAGCAGCATCTGTTGAATCTGTTGGTGTTCCAAGGCTTGTGATCTTGTATGTTGCCATGCTGACAGAACCAGTTGGTGCTCCAACAGCGCTTAGTGCAAACTCTGAAGGGTCTACAGAAATTGCTCCTGTATTATCATCATAGTCAAGACCATTACCAACGTTAGTTCCGATAGCGTCTTGTGCTCTTTCATCTGTGAAGTATTTGTTGGTTGAACCTTCTGCAATATCATCAGATCCAAGGGTACGTGAACCACCAAGAGATGTTGATGTACCATTAATTGTAATTGCTGAATTTGAAAGCTTTTCATTTGCAATTGAACCAGCAAGCATTGTGTTTGTTACAGAGCCTGTATCACCAGTTGTAACAACTGTACCAGTTACGTCTGGAAGTGTAATTGTACGATCTGCTGTAGGATTTGCTACTGTAAGAGTTGTCTCATTAGCATCTGCTGATGAACCTTCAAAAACAATGCTTGAATCTGAAAGTGCAAGTCCTGAAACTACTGGGCTTGTAAGTGTCTTATTTGTAAGTGTCTGTGTGTTTTCTGTTCCAACTACCGCACCTGTTGCACCATGTGCTGCTGTGAGGCCTTCGTGTGTTGAAAGGTTTCCTGCAACTGTTGATGCTGAACCATATGCATCATAAGTATTTGTTGTTACAGAAATTGCACCAGTTGTATCATTGTATGTAAGACCAGTTCCAAGCGCTTCACCGACTGCATCTTGTGCTCTTTCGTTTGTGAAGTAAAGTCTGCCTGCTTCAGTAATGTCATCTGTGTCAAGTCCACTTTGCAAGCTAGTAAGGTCTGAAGTAAGTGCTACTGTACCAGAAGCATCTGGAAGTGTGATTGTGCGGTCTGCTGTTGGGTCTGTTACCTCAAGAGTTGTTTCAAATGCGTTTGCTGTAGCGCCTTCAAACTCAATGCTTGAACCAAACACGCCAACTGCTGCTGGTGCTGACCATTCAACTCCGTATGTGGCAGATGAATTTGCTGTAAGTACTTGACCGTTTGTTCCAACGCCTAAACGAGCAACTGCATCGTCTGCGCTAGCAACAATCAAATCACCTTTAGCGTCAACGACACCTGCTGTGATAATATTCTTTCCATTAACGGTTGCAGTTGTACCTTCAACAACTAATCCCGCTTTTACTCTAAAATCTTTTGTTACTGTTGCCATTTTATCTCCTTAGTTAGGCCTTTAACCCAATACGCAAATAGCGTAGGGTTATTGGTGTTTGCCCACCCACTGGGACTACAGTTAGTGAAACTGTATTTCCTGCTCTAGACACGGAGATGGTGCCAATATTCCCATCATTGTCTACCGTTCCATATTCACTGACATTTACATCTGTATTGTCAGGGACTATAGTTAATTCTGTAGCGTAATACTTATTTGCGCCACCAGAAGTCTTTTTAATTGAGATCAAGTATTTTACTGATCTCCACTCTGTTGTTAAAAAATTATCAAAAATTGTTGAGTTTTCAATGCCGTTAATTGTAACTTCATTGTTACCGTCTGAACCAAGATCTGTTGATCTTGCAGAGGTGCTGTCAATCAAATCTTCATAGTTTGTTTGACTTGGACGGTCTCCTGTTTGAAATAGAGACTTTATGCTTGAGATTGATAGTTTAGCCATGATTGAATTATATCATAGATTTTAAAGTATATAGTTAGAGAAACCAATAATTTGTAGCGGAATTGCTGGAACATTACCAATAGATGCTGGTATCTGTATTGCTGTAAATCTTATTCTAAATGGTAGTACTGAATTTATATTTACCCCTTTAACTGGCTGAGTAATTTTTACATCTGGAAAAGAAACTCTTTCAAGGACTGTTGTAAAAACTGGTGGATTGTTACCTACATCAACCTTTGCAGGAAAATTTATTTCATCTATCTCTATATTTGGAAAAGATGTTCTTTCAAAAATTTTTCTAGAAGTTGTGGGATTGTTGCCTATAACAATTTTTGCCACTAGTTTGTAACATCTTCAATCAGGGTAATCTTGCCTTGAGCAACTGTCCATACAAGGGTATTTTGTGGAAGACGTAGTTCAATATCAAAAATATCATTTGTTCTAAGTAGTGCAGTTTGTGCTGCAGTTAAATTAACTTTAAACTCACCATCAGCATCTTCCAGATCTTGTTCTGGAGTAAGTGTAAAAATTAGTGTTGCAGTATCTGTGATTACTTGAGGATCTACTGGGGTGGTTGGTCTTTTAAATTCCGCTTCAATATCCCAGTCAGAAATAGTTAATGGCTCTTTAGCATCGTCAGTTAAATATACACGGAAGGATGCTGTATCACCTTTTACAATTGTCCAGTTAATAAATGGTGGTGCTTCACCAATGTCGTATGATGATGCGCCCTGTCCTCTATAAGTTGCCATTTTTATATTATACCACTTGAAAATAGCAATTATTAAGTTTAATAAAAAAATGTTATAAAACTTGCTTTTTGTGGCAATCACATGTTATACTTAGTTAGTGCTACCAACTGGTAGCATCTTTAGTCTCTAGGAGGTTGTTTTGATGAGAAGAGATAAAAAGATCTGGATTGGAATCCTTGCTTCAATTGGGCTGCTTGCACCACTAACAAATGCAGCTAATGCTTTAAGTACTGAAAATAATCTAAGTAAACCAATAGTTTCTGAACCTTCAACCGCCAAGGCGGTTTTTTTGGTTTCTAAACCTAAAAGCCTTACTAAGGTAAAAAAGAACCTAAACGTTCTATATAAATATCAAGATGCTGTTAGTCTTACAGACAGACAACTTAGGGAACTTCTCTATGGAGTTGGCTTTCGTGGTCAGAGACTGGTAGAAGCTTGGGCTGTTGCCAAGAAAGAGTCAAATGGGAGACCAATGGCTTTTAATGGTAATGTCAATACTGGAGATAATTCCTATGGTATTTTTCAGATAAATATGCTGGGAACACTAAAGGAGGGCCGTAAAGAAAAATTTGGCTTAAACTTTAATAGTGAATTGCTAAACCCTGTTATTAATGCTCAGGTTGCATACCATATGAGTAATGGCGGAAAAGATTGGTCTGCTTGGAAAGGCATAACTCCAAGAACTAAGTCTTGGATTAAGAAGTTTCCACATTAGTGGTTTTAAGATACCCCCTTGGCTATTTGCCTTGGGGGTATTTTTTTATGAAATTGAGATATACATTCCCTTAAGAATAATAGAGCTTTCATTATCTGCCCTTGCCTGAATGATTCCACCCTCTGATCTAATTTTTGAAAGGTCCACATATAGGGTTTGATTAATAGACATCTCATAAGGATATTTATATTTAAGCATTCCAATGTATCCTGTTGGAGATTCTACCTTTGGAATATAGGTTCTTATCCAGGCCTCAGTGCTATTTGTGTCGGTAGTTAATGCTATATCATATCTAATATCTACTCTTGCCCCTACTTTTAATTGTTTGAAATTAATTCTTTGAGTAACAGAATTCCAGAGCGATACAGATCCTACTGGAAGAAATCTTAAAATATTACTATCTATGTCATCATCCATTAAAATATCTACCCAGCCATCGTCGCCTCTATCTGGTCCAAGTAGCATTGGTTTTTTATTTTTATTTTCATAATATGCCCAACCTGGGTATTGACCTGAAGGACTTTCATATCCTTCTCCACCGCCTCTGCCAGGCTCTCCTTTAGGCCCTTGTGGGCCTTGCGGACCGTCCTTACCATCTTTACCTGGAATGCCTCTTTCACCCCTTGGCCCCTCTGGTCCTGGAGGGCCTATGGGTCCAGCTTCACCTTTTTCGCCTTGGATTCCTGGAACAGCAATGTACTCAGTATTATTTGATTCTATGCTTTTTGTAGACTTAACTGCTTCCGAATATTTTGTTTTTGGAGCATCCATATTCTTTGATATGGCCATAATGCTACTTCTTTACTTTAAAAATAGTTCCATTAATTTTTATCAATGGTGGAAGCTTTGGATTGGTATCCTTAATCTTAATTATCATTTAAGAAACTCCGCCTATAACATTTCTTGTACCACTTGGAGTTACATCTCCCAGGACGCAAATTGTTCCAACGACTGGTGTCCAGGTAATTGTTGAGTTTCCATCTGGCACTATTGCTTGTAGATCAAAAGATAGTTCTGCAACAACTGATCTATATTTTATTCCCCAGTTTTCTGTTACAGACGCTGGTGCGCTTACTGTTATTACTGAGCCATCTACAGAAACTTCTAGCTCATCCAGAATGTCTGAAGTTGGATCATAGGCTGTGGCAGCAAAACCCCATCCATCAGTATCAAATTCTGTAACTTCGTCATTTTCAAGAAATGAAACGGTAAATGAAGCATAATCTCCACGAACAACAGTCCATTGAATGTTAGCTGGGGTAGCCCCAAATTTTTCTACTGTAGGTGAGCACATATCAATGATTATACCATAATAAAAAGAATTGGCTCCTAGGGGCAGTGGGGTGGGTTATGCAGCAACCTAGGAACCAATCCATATGAATTATAACATTGTATTATTTAAAATAGCCAGGAAGTACGTTAATTATAACTTATTGTTATACTTCTAAATCGTTATCAAATTGTTATAGTCCTAAATGTCCGTTTTGTTATGTTATAGGTAATTAGCCAGGGTATTGAGTAGTGTATACTTAAAATATATAAAGAAAAGAACTATATCTAAACAAGGTTTTTAAAAGATAGCTTATATATAGTATATAAGGAAAATGGGAAAATTAGATTACTATTTGTTATGATCTTTGATGTGCTCAATAAGAAGATCAAACATCTTATCAGTCTTTTCCTCAAGACGAGTAACTGAATCTTTGAGTGATGATCCTGAATTTGGCTTAAGCTCGCTTAGATAATGCTTTACAAGCCATTTAATTCCAAAAGCAATTGAAGATACAATTGTAAGAATTGCTACGATTAATGAAGCCCAGTCTTGTACAGTCATAAGATGAATTATATCACTATTTAAGATTAAGAATTAATCTCGTAAAATCCACTTATATCAAAGTGAGTTGTATTATGTGCCCAAGATACTGGTGTATTGTATTTCCAAGCAAGATCTGTTGTGCTTCCTGAGTAATATAGTTTAGCAATTGTTCTACTTACTTCAATGTCTGTAATTGAAGCAATATGATATCTTGAATCTGTATTTGGATTATGCAGTGTTCCTGCACGAGAAGTAAAGGTTTGTTTAGCTGCAAAAGGAAGTGTGAATTGATACTGTCCAGTTCCAAGGTTTGTGTAACCATTAAAAGAAACATTGACGCAATAGAAAATAATATTTCCAGCACGATTATAGTTTCCAGTTGCTGTTACTCCTGCTAGAGCATTTGTTGAATCTTTAAATAATGGATTAAAAGATCCAGCAATAGTTATATTGTCCAATGTTGCAATTCTATTTCCACCATCTAGTTCTGGTGTTCCAATATAAGCATATGTACTGCCAGGATTAAGAATAATATCGTTATTAGCAGATAGTGTCATGTCGGTAGCATTAGATACAATTTTTTCTGTTTTACCAGAACCTAAAATAATTCCACCTTTAGTTGCATCTTGTGCACCTTTTATAGAAAGGTGGTTTGCAGTGTTTACATCACCAATCCATGCATCGTCACCAACTTTAAAGTTAGTTCCATTACCATTATTTGTTGCATAAACTTTATCGTATGTATCTGTTGGTGTA